CAGAAGCCTCGTGACCGGATGCAGCGGGTCGTCAGCCACTGGGCACCTCCTCGGGCGGGGCAGATCCGGCGCCCTGCGCGCCGTTGAGCGTCGGGCCACCCTGCGGCGGCGGCTGGCCGCCCTGGCCACCCTGCTGGGCGTCCATCCACTGCGTGAACGCCTCCGGCGGGACGCCGAGCCGTTGCAGGAAACCCTCGATCAGCGCGGCCGGGACCTGCACCTCGGACGGCCTGACGTAGCCCTCGGGCTGGTCGATGCCGTACAGCTCCAGCGCGCGGATCAGCAGCTTCTGACCGTCGAGCCGCGGGTCCTGGGAGAGCGAGACGAACGCCTGCGCGTCGGCGCGCTGCTGCGGCACGTTCTCGGGTCCGGTCGAGCCGCCCTCCACCTCGATCGCCATCCGGCCCATCAGCTCGCGCGGGCCGACCTTGACCATCTTCCACGCCGGGATCTCGGGGGCTTCGAGGTTCGGCTGCTGCGGGATGAAGTAGTCGCGGCTGGTGAGGATGCGGCGCTGGTTCAGCGCGATGAACTCGTAGCCCTGCGGGACGATGATCGACGTCTCCAGCAGGCGCGCCTTGTTCTGGATGCGCATCGTCGCGGCGGCCTGCACGAGCTGCACGCCGGTCGCCGTTTCTGACGCGCCGGTGTCCGCGCCCGAGACGGGATCTGAGATCCCCGACGTGCGCTGGATGTCGTTGACGATCGCCTCCTCCTCGCGGTAGGAGGAGCCGGGAAGCTCGGGCACCGGGATCGGGAACAGGAAGTCGCGCGGGTCGCCGTTGACCGGGATCGCCATGTTGGGCCCGAAGACGATGTCGTCGGCGTCGACGGCCGTCTCGTTGTAGGCGAACGTCCGCATCAGGCTCAGCGTCGCGGCGTCGCGGCGCTGGGATCGCAGCGTGTTGATCTCGTACTGGAGGTGCTTGATCGGCTCGACTTCTGAGATCCCGACGAAGCGCCCGCCGACGACGGTCGGCCGGTAGATCTGGAAGGGATAGGTCGCCTCGCCACCCGGGTTGGGGCCGTGCTGGACGGGGTAGCAGCCGTCGAGCAGCGTGATCACGCGCGAGCCGTCGTCGTGGAACTCCCAGACCTCGTGCAGCGCGTCCTGGCGGTCGGCGGTGACGTTGTAGCCCTCCGCGGCCAGCCGCTCGTCCATCACGTTCGAGCGCTGCGTCTTCGGCCGCGAGCTGAGCAGATCCTCAAGCGTCCACGAGCACGTCGGATCGTTCTCGGCGGCGCGCCAGACGCCCGCCTCGACGTTGCGCACGATCGCTGCGGGGCCGCGCCAGAGGCGATGGATGACGAAGGCGACGTTCTCCATCGAATCGCCGTTGGGGTCCCAGAAGAAGTCGTAGGGGTCGACGCGCTCGGCGATGGCATCGTCGAAGCAGGTGTACTTCTGAGGGATGCCCTCGATGAAGCTGCCCGTCGGATCTGACGGGTTGGGCACCGCCTTCACACGCACGCGCTGCTCGTACTTCCAGCGCGTCTTACCGACCCCGAGCCCGTAGATCAGGCCGTCCTTGCCGATGATCTGAAGGATCGTCTCGTAGCCGATCTGCTTCTGCTGCGCGTCGACGACGATCTTCATGTGCCGGACGTTGCCGAGCGCCTGCTCGTCGCGGGGGACGACGATCATGCGCGGGCCCTTGGCGACCATGCGCGGGCCGATCGTCTCGACCGTCGAGTAGCAGAACGGGATGAACAGCTCGGCGCCCCACTCGTCCTGCGCGGCGGCGACGACCTGGTCGGCGTCGCGGTAGTGGCCGTGCGCGACGTCCTTTCTGAAGTCCGTGAAGCCGCGGTAGAGGCGGTAGAACTCGTCGGCCTTGTCGCGGAAGCTCTTGTGCTCGACCTCCGCGCGCGCCATCGCCTTGATGACGACCTCGGCCAGCTCGCGATCGGCGTCGTCGAGCGCCGTGTAGCTCACGACTCGGCGACCTCTTCGGGCTCGCGCGAAACCGCGGGCGTGAAGCTCTCGTAGGTCATCAGCACGCCGGTGGTCACGTAGGTGCCGGGCTCGACCTCCTCGCGCAGCGCGCTGATCACGACGACCCCGCCGAGCTGAAAGAGCGCGCCCTCCATGTCCATCAGGGAGGTGCGCACCTCGTCGCGGTCGTGCTGGATGAAACCCTCGGGCGAGTGCTCGCCCAGGAAGTGGAAGTCGCGCTTCATGGGGGCGCCTCCTCAGATCTTGATCAGGACGTTGACGGTCAGCGTCGGCTGGTTGCGCGTCGTGCGGTTCGTCTGAGAGAAGCCCGGAACGGCACTCTTGATCGTCTGGTTCAGGCTCGTCAGGACCGCCTGGCCCGCGCCCGACTGCGCCGCGCCGACGCTCGCGGTGTTGGCCTCGTAGGCGTAGCCCGAGCCAGCGGACGCGGGCGGGATCTCGTTCAGGCTCAGGAACGCGCTGTCATCGCCGAACTTCGCGGCGAGCGCACGGGCGACCCCGTTCGGGCTGTCGGCCTGACCAACGCCCGCGGGGACGCGGCCCTTGAAGTCGGGCACGCTGAAGTGCGTCCCGTCGAGCGACCCGTAACTCGTGCCGATCGCGGCGAACAGCGTCGCGTAGGTGCCCGCGCGCAGGTAGGAGCCGCCGTCGCAGAGCAGCCAGCCGGGGATCGTCGTCGGCGTCGCGACGGCGATGGCGGTGAAGCGCAGATCGCCGGGCTGCGGGACGCCGCTGGAGGCGATGTCGACGTCCCTGATCCACGCGGTCAGCGCCTCGATGCGCTCGGCGAGCGCCCTGATGTCGCGCGGGACGTCGGCGGTGTCGGCGCTGGTCGGGTAAGGGAGCGCCAGACGCGGCGTGAACTGGATGGTCATCGCGGCCTCCGTCTCGTGCCTGCGCGGCGGTTGTAGACCGACCCCTCCTCGGCGGCGAAGAGAGCCAGCTCGGGATCACCGAAGTCAAACTCCGGCGGGCGGTAGCGATCGACGGTCTCGGCGTTGCGCTCGACGCACTTACGGAGGTGCCCGGCGAGCGCGTCCTGCGAGGTGGTTCTGAGACCGCAGACGCGGCAGACGAAGATCATCTAGCCTCCCTCCGGGCCTGTTCGGCCCGACGACCCGCGGCCGGGTGCCCTCCCCGGGGTGCCCGGCCGTCTAGTAGCCGGTGACGGCGTAGCGGATGCGGCGGTTGGTCTTCACGCGCGGGCGCCCGGCGCGTTCGACGCGCGGCTGCTTCTCGGCGGCGACCGTCTGAGCGATCATCCACGCCAGCAGCAGGTCTGACCGCGCGCCCGGCTGCGGGCCGGTGCGACCCGAGCCACGTCGCACGTAGGTCTCCATCTGACGGGCCAGACGTGCGCTCTGGATGCCGTGCGTGCCCTCCCGCAGCAGGGCCATGGCCTCTTCATGCAGCAGCCCCTTGGTCGCCCGCGTCGTGTCCCAGCCGAGCCGGTCGGCGTAGCTGCCGGTCGGATGGTCCTGGCGGCGGCGCGTATACATCTGACGCCAGCCCAGCTCGTGGAAGAGCGTGTCGATCAGTGCCAGTCCGTACCCACCCGTGCGCTCGATTGCCAACCATGGCCGGCGAGGACTGGAGTAGTGCAGGCAGCACAGGTAGATCTGGTCGGAGACGAGGTCGGGTTCGAGCACGCCCTCGAACTGCGCGACCTGCTCGCGGCTCTCGTGGTCGATCACCACGATCGCGAAGGCGGCGGCATCCTCGGACTCCTCACCGCTCGCCGGGTCGACGCCGATCACATACTGGCGGCCCTTGACCGGCGGCGTCCAGATCTCCCACGGGCCTTCGGGTGAGACCTTCACCGCGGTCGGCACCTTGATCTGACCGCGGCGCGTCTTGCGTTCGGTCAGCGAGCTGGCCACGAGCGTGGCCTTGTGAGCCTCGGGCGTCTTGGCGGCGTCGCGGATCGCCTTGGAGATCAGCACCCCGCCGAAGACGGTCTGGCCGGTGGCGAGGAACGCCTCCTCGGGGAAGCTCGGGTACTCCTGGCGGAAGATGTTGATGTCGGACTGGCAGAGGTTCTCGATCGCCCAGCGACGCCAGTTGAGCTGCTCGACGGTCAGCTCGTAGCGTTCGCTCAGATCGGCCTCGTCCTCGCCCCACGGGCCGTCGCCGATGATGAAGCGGTCGCGCTCGCGTGCGCTCAGCACGCG